CTGCTACAGTATTTACTGCCGAAGCGACCTATATAAACCGATTTTATAATGCCATGATGGAAATATTTAACGAACAATTATGTAAAATGACAGGACACTCGGACGAACAGCTAATGACCTATTGTTATGATAGATATCCAGACTTGTTTACGATTTATAATGGCGAGTATTATTCTATTTTAACAAATTATCATGAACCCAAATCAGACTTGTCTGCTATTAAGTATTATTTTATATATAATACATTTAATAGTAAACGTTTTGATTTGACAAAAGAAGCAATTCAGCGTGTGCTTCGGTACTTGTCAACAAAGTCACAATTAAACGATCACGAATTAGATATACAAACTGAACTTACTCATATACATAATTCTAGATGTGGTGAGTAAAATAAGAATATTTTAAATCTTCAATGGTATATAATAGAATCAACGTATGTCAACAGAATACGTAAATCAAGTGACATTAGAATGTCTTATGAACAAGGATACTTACAAAAAATATGTCGCGACAAAAAAGAAAAGTGTGGTAAATAAGAAGGATCAAAAATTTTATAGAAGGCGAATATTATCTCTAACCAAAGAACTTCTCTATCCCGAGGAAGCGACAGAAAAATCAACAACTACAACTACCTCCACCAATGACCCAAATATAGTGGGTCTATTTCAAATTTATAGCAAAGCGTGTATTGAATATTTCAAAACTTTAGACAAAAATGATATCATTCAAGAGGATTATTCGTCTCTTACACCTGAGACGGCTGAAATGAGTGCTGAAGATATTAAGACACAAGCGGAGATTGACCAGCAATTTATGCGTTCAATTCACGTGAAAGAACCCACAACGCTAGATAAATTTGTAAAACGTAGCACAACTGCACCGAAAGAGACTCCAATTCTTCCGAAACAAAAAGACATTAACTTAAGAGACCCTGCATTGAAAAATAAAGGTATTCGTAAAAAGAAAAATATCACCAATAAATATGAAGAAGAATCCAAAACAAAAAACACGGAGGGTCAGGCAAATAAAGAATAAAACACACAAAAACGTAAAAAAACATAAACCGACGCGAACGCATCAAGACAATTCACCCAAGTTGTTTAAACCGCTGCAATGCAGTCCAAATCCCAAAAAAATGGACTTTACTTGTTATACTGAAGACGACTTATACAAACTTCGAAATTTGTGGAATATCCGACACACGGACGCTCAGATTAAAAGCAATGATTTAAAAACTATCTGGGCGCTTTTACAAAAGAATCTACAAAATGTTTGCAGTAAGGAATCTTGTTGGTTAAATCAGAAATTTGTAGACGAAAAAGCAAGTAAAGACTTGTCTTCGTCGTTTGCACCAGTTGCGCCAGCTTCTTGGAAAAAGAAACCAAATGAATGGTTATCTAGCACAGACATACTGAAAGTAATGAAACAATATGAGAAGGCATATAAATGTTTTGAATTTATGGGGCCAAGTCCGATCGATTATGATACAAAACAAATGTATGGCGAGTGCGTTTGGCAAGAGTTGTGCGAGTTTAATTTACAAGAACAGATTAATAAGGACAAAACCAAGATTGGTGTTAGTTTCAATTTAGATCCACATGACAAGGGTGGATCGCACTGGGTAAGTATGTTTATTAATATCAAAAAACGCACGATATTTTATTTTGATAGCGCGGGAGAGAAAATCCCTCCACAGATAATGAAATTTGCAAATACGATTATTACGCAAGGCAAATCACTCGGGATGAATTTTACATTTGACCAAAATCACCCGGTAGAACATCAATATGGAAATACGGAGTGTGGTATTTACTCCTTGTTTTTCATAGCTCATATGCTTGAAGATAAGATAACCTCACACTATTTAAAAACACATATATTAAAAGACAAATACATGGAAAAGTTTCGCAAGGTTTATTTTAACCAGGACAAGCTATTCTAAATAACCCGCAAATAAGTATATAAAAATATTTATATATTTATTATAATGTCCACCAAAAATTTCTTATCACCCGCGAATGCACAAATGTTATGGGAAGTGTTGATAGATGAAGAATCTATTATGAAAGACAAGCGCACACAGGAAACATTTGTCAGGACTCTCCCCGAATTTTATGAACGAGAGAAATCGAAACCACAAACAACGCTAATTGGATTGAATAAACAATTTATATCTCTCATGTTGAATTTATTGAGACAAGCCCCTCCTCCAAGAACGATTCCGCCTGCCAAAAAGATATCTATAACTCAAGAAGAATTACAAAATGACCGCGCTTCTCATTTTGAACAAGAACTCAATAAAAAACAGCAAGAATTTACAACTGCCATGGCTGTGCCCGTGCCAACTACCCCCGTATTTACAGACAATACAAAGGACCTGCCGCTTACAGAAATGAACATGATTATACAACGAACGATTGCAGAACGTAATTTGGAATTAGACAAATTTTACAAATCCGCAAATAAAGGGGATGCTGAAAATTGGTTGAAATCTGCACCGACTTCTATCAAGGAAGAAAAGGCTATTGAAAAGGCTAGCGTTATGAAAACCATTAAGATTGAAAAAAATGATCTGAATATTTCTCTACAAACTGAAGAGCTGAATGATACAGCCTCCTCCAAACAGATTAGCTGGGGCGATAACACTACTATTGAACTGAACGAACCTAAGCAGATACAAACAAATGATTCTATTTTTTCCAAACTAAAAAAAACATCTGCACCCGCGCCCCCACAACCCACAGAACCACAACCCACAGCTATGCAAGCACAAACGATGGATATTCAAACCTTGTATAAATACGTTAATAAACGATTCGACCAATTGGAAGAATTGATTCGTCAAGGCAATTAATTTATCAATGTGTTGAATATTTTTTTGCCGTCTGGTTTAACTTCAAGGGTCCCAATTAAGATAGGGTCGCCACCAGCTTCAACTGCTTTTTGATAACTTTGTAAATCATAGATATTATAAAGCGTTTCTTTCACTTTACGAGCCGCATACTTTATGCCATAAATAGTAACCGGCACAGCCGTCCAAGTAATTTTATCCTTGTTAATCGCTGCAACCATATCCGACTGATCCAGCTCCATATTTGGGTTGTATGAATATGACGTGTTATTCGGCTCGCCAAAGCTGACGCAGTTCAATCCTTCTTTAGAACCTCGCGAGTATACCGCGCAATCAATGGCCGCTTCTTTAATGGCAATCGTTAATTGGTCGTTAATCGCCTCCTTAATCGTAGAAATTTCGTACAAGGCCTCGTCGCTTGTTAATGGGATATGTGGGGTTCGCTTGCTGAGATCCTTTCGCTTGAGTTCCGTTGAATCATCGCCATCAATTTGTTCCTTTGAAAACGTCATCAAATAAACGAACACCTCAACAGATTGCAACTCAATAGGTAAATCTTTGTGGCTGCAAATACGACGCGCACGACCGATAACTTGTTCCATACGAACTGGATGCCAGTAGGGTTCGGTTATATGCACATAGCGGGTATTGCGCAAGTTAATACCCTCTGACCCAGACGACGTAATCATAAATACCTTGATAATCTCGCCCAAATTATTATTGAGGGCCATCTTACGAAGTTGAGTTGCAATACTCGTTGGAATATCGTCCCAGAATCCGTTATATATTTTCAAGACGATTTTCTTTTCTTCGTCAGATTCCGTTCCAGTGTAAAGTGCAAATGTCGGCTTACCAAGGTCTTCTTCTTTGATATCAAGCTCCCATCCACCAGATGTACTCTTTTTCAAGCGAAACCGGACAAATCCATTTTGTTCAAGAACCATGGAAAACAACCCGATGCCTTCGAGTGTGCGGAATTGACTATATACCAAATGCAAGCCAGGGTATGCAGGGTCTTGTATATTATCCAACATAGCCAGGAATTTCGGGCTATATGTTTCTAGCGCGGTTTTGTTCAAGAATTCGCCGGCGTTTCTTCTAACCTCTTCAATTGCAGAGTTCAATCGCTCCAAATAGGTCGCATCCGCAACTGCATTAATGGCTTCGTCGCCTTCAATTTCGCCTTCGTTGTCTGCATTGACATCTTGATCAAGCTCTACATTCTTTGCCTTGGTTAGCAGGTTTTCCATTTCCGTCTCAGCGCCAGCTTTTTCACCAGCGCCAGCACCGGGTTTATCACCAACCTGTTTATTTTGTTCGGGCATGGGTCGGCCAGGAGGATTGGGCATGACAAAATTACAAAATGCGCGCGAGAAAATGCGATACGTGGAGGTGGGATCTTTATAGATGCCATCCTTGTCAAATTGTCCCTGTTTGGACTTGGAGCTCTTTTCCATTTTACGCTCGGCTTTTCGCGCGGATTCATATACTTGAAACTGATAATTGCTCATGGGAATTTTAATAACATGGTAATATTCGGGCGTCTTTTCATAGCGCGGCAATAAACTTTCTTGCGCGCTTCGGAAATAAGAAGTAAGTCCAAGAATTCGGCGTTTAAACGCATCCGCATTCTTCATTTGTTTTGTTGCAGGGTCGATGAAACGCAATATAAACTCGTCCAATTTATCAGGCAACGCCTTGTAGTTGTGAATTTTCATCCCAGCGGTTTTGACATCAATGTCCATCTTCTGCAACATACCAACGACTTTGCGCTCAAACGCGTCGTCGCTAACAAAATCGGTCTCGATAATAGTCTCGTCCTTGTCGTTCTTCTTTTGATTGGATACGCCGTGATAACCCGTTCTCTCTTTGATTTTGTTTTTAAACCCAAGTGGGTTCCTAGTTATAAACAATTTTTTACTGGCAGGCGAATAATCCAAAAAGTCCAAAATCTTCTCTCCTTGCAAGGCTTCCTGAAGTGTTTCAGCTGTGATTTTTTTGGTGGTCTTCACTTCGAGCGGAATTTCCCAAGTCTTGATATAACCTCGCAATATGTTGAAAAGTATTCCAATTTCGTTGGGGTAGTTGATGACGGGCGTGCCAGAAAGCAGGACGATACGTGCATCCTTGGCCGACAACAAGTATTCGTATAGTTTCAAAGACATGGCTTTGGGCAACCTTTCCTTCTCTCCTCGCGCGTTTTCGGGGACAGGCTTTTCCTTTTGCAATTTATTCACTATGCGACTGATAAAGTTGTGTGCCTCGTCTATAATAATGATGCTATTGTCAAAGAGGTTCTTCTCGTAATCATTAGTAAGTTCTTGCAGACGGCTTGCGCGCAAACCATTATAATTGATAAAAGTGTATTTATTTTGGATCATCTCGTTTAGTTGGTCGTCTAGACTTTTCATGTCGCTACTGGATAGCACATTGGGCGGTTTTGAAATATCAACCAACCATGCTCCCCTGTTGCGAGTAATATACTCCATGGACAATCCTAGAACGCTAGACAATGTTTCAAACGTGGATGGGTCATCAATTCGCTCCCAGTATTGATTCTTCTTGTACATGAGATCTCCGCATTTTTTCAATTCCTCCATGTAATTGTCTCGCAACGATTTTGGTGTCATGATAATAACGCGTTTGTGGTTTTTCATCCCCTCTGCAATCGCGATACTCGTACACGTTTTACCGGTTCCCAATTTGTGATAGAGTAAAAGACCACGATATGGCGTGTATAAGTTCATATAATCCTTGACAATTTTTTGGTGTGTTAATAAAGAAAAAGAGTCTGCACCCTTGAGGGAGTCGCAAGTAAGCGTCTTTTCCACACTTTCTAATTCTTCTCGGTATCTTTCAAAAAATGAATTGATAAAATTAACAAATATTTTGCGGTTATTCATGTAATAGCTAGACAACTTGATTTTTACGGGTGGCTCCTTTGCGGGCAATCGCTTTGAGATTTTTTCACCGCTTATTTCAACCCACTCTTCAGGGCCCAATTCTGCAACGCCTCGCTGAACTCTAGGTGTGCGTCGCGCGCTTTCCTTTTCTATTATGGCAACAGCCATCGTATCGGCCATCATCTCGGGTGCTGTAGCCTTTTCTTCGTCTTCCTCTTCAATGATTACTAGTTTTTTCTTGATTATTTTTTTTGCAAGTTTTTTAGCGGGCGGTGCTTGCGGAACAAGAGATAATGGTGTCTCAATGGGTGCAGCAGAAGTAATCTTCATGGATACATGCGACAATTTGCTTTCTTTTAATCGCTCTTTCAATTCAGTCATATCGTATGGTTTACTACTCTCGCGCACATCGCGTATAGTAACGCCCTTTATTACAGGCGCATCTACACGAATCCTTACCTCAATCGGCTTATGTGATGTCACGATTGGCTTCATTTTTAATTTATCTTTGACTAAAGAATCCATATTGCTTCTTATATAGAATCTATATATAAAAAACAACGTTTACATTGCATAATTGAATTGCCTGATTTCAACAATACTTATACCGGTTTAGAGTATTTTTCAATGACGCCAAGAGCAATTAAACAAGCCTCTTGTTCGGCCTTGCGTTTAATTTTATGTAGCCCCTGGCCCAAAAACAAAAACACTTTGCCGTGTGTGGTTATATGTGTTTGAATCTCTTGGAAGGTTTTCAAGGTCTCAATATGAATAGCATCCGCAGGGACTAAATTGTGCACCTGTTGTCCTAAGCAAAGGAACACACCCATACGATATCCTTGTTCAACGTCATGCTCAATCTCCAAATAATGAGGCGTGACCTTGAACTCCTTTTGAATCTTAACTTGAAGAATGTTTTTATAATTATCGTCGTTCTGAATCAACTCAATCCAATTAATGTGTTGCTCAAATACATTTTCTATGAATTTTTGCACCATTTGAAATCCTGGCCCTGTAACAAACATGTTTTGAAACCATCCGTCTTCGTCCTTTACCACGATTTTATTAAAATCAAGGAACAATGCTCCTAAAAATGACTCAAATAGACAACCTAATTTTTTCAAGTTGGTGCGAATCTTTTTTTCCTCTGCGTGCTTGGACAAGATGAGCCACTTATGCAGTCCCATCTCTAGCGCGATTCGTCCAATTGCTTCATTTTTCACAATGGCAATCTTTTTTTCCGTCATGAACCCTTCATTCTCCTTGGGGAATCTGCGATACAAGTAATATTTCGTCACCAATTCTAATAATCCATCGCCCAAGAATTCAAGACGTTCGTTTGACTTGGACTTCAGTGGCATGCAATCATCTGGCTTAGGCACTATCGTGATATTTTGCTGAATATTCTCAAAATGTGGGCGCTTGGTATAAGATCTGTGCACAAATGCGCGCTTGAATAATTCCATGTTTACTATTTTATCGGTTGGGAGTCCAT